GTGGGAAAAGGTGCGGAAGATGCCAAGCGGCAGATCAGCGCCTTTTCATCAACCAACAGAGAGAACCCATGACCCAAGAACAAGCCGCACCGACCCAGGTGCAGATTCCTGGCGACAGCCAGATCACCGTGCAGCTCACGCTGGCCAAGGTGCAGCAGCTCGTCCTGGTGCTGCAAAAGCAGCCCTTCGAGATCGTCTCTGGCTTCCTGCCGGAGATTTTGATGCAGGCCAACTCTCAGGTGGCCAGCATCATGATCAACGCAAAGGCCACGCAGGAGGCCGAGCAATGAGCACGCGCATCTATGTGGTGACCGACACCGAGACCAACAAGCACCGCCTGATCCGAGCTGCCAACCAGGCTCAGGCCATCAAGTACGCCGCCTCGACCCGGTTCGACATCGAGGTGGCCGGCCAGGACGACCTGGTCAGCCTGCTGACCAACGGCATCCCTGTGGAACTGGCCACCGGCCAGGCCACGGCCGACATGTTCGAGGAAGCTGCCATCACCAACGCTGGAGGGACTGACTGATGAAACGCTATATCGGAACCAAGATCATCCAAGCCGTGCCTGAGAAGCACAGCGAGTCCGGCCGCGAAGGCTATTGCGTGCGCTATGCCGATGGATACGAATCCTGGTCGCCACAGGAAGCGTTTGAGGATGCCTACCGCGAATGCGACGCCATGACATTTGGCCTGGCGCTTGAGTGCCTGAAAAAAGGCATTCATGTGTGCCGCGCAGGCTGGAACGGCAAAGGCATGTGGCTTGAGCTGCAGCGCCCTGATGAGCACAGCAAGATGACGTTGCCCTATGTGTTTCTGAACTACCCTGCAGACGCACAGAACACTCCAGGCGCTCGCGTGCCGTGGTTGGCCAGTCAGACTGACATGCTGGCCGAAGACTGGAAGGTGATGATCTGATGGACGCGCCGACCACTTCCAAGTCGTCGGCATCTGCCACCAAGGATCGTTACATGACGATCCGCATCCCAGCAGATGTTGAGCTGGCGCTGCGCCGCCAGGCTGAAAACGACACCAGGACACTGGCCGCCCAGGTATTGCACTACATCAAGCAGGGGCTGGCAGACGAGGGCAAGAAGGTGGCCGCATGAAGTGCCCTGTCTGCGGCACCTGGACGCTGGTAAAGGAAACTCGTCAGCGTGCAGAGAACGCCAAGTACCGCCGCTACGAGTGCGCCAATGAACACCGCTTCACAACGCTTGAGAAGGTGGCAAAAATCATCACTGCAAAAACTCCCAAAGACTAGGGTTTGCCCCTAGTTGATTAGATTGTGGGAAATCGTGGTATACTGGAGGCCTACCAACCCACAACCAGCAAGGAGCTGAACGTGAGCAGACTGATCGAAACCTACCGCAAGTGCCCATCGCCAAGCAACAGGGCCAAGCTGCAGGCCTACCTGCAAAAGCACATGATGGCCGTGTGCATGGCCACTGAACAAGAGATTGCCTTCCTGAAGGCCCATGAGTTCAAAATCTAAGGAGACCGCCATGCAATCCCCACAACCTCAGCAACCCTCTTGGCTGGCCATCAGGCCCAGCCTGCTCAACCCCAACTGGCGCTATGTGCCAGCAGCGTCCACCAACATCATGGATCGCTTTCGCGCAATGGGCTGGGTGCCACCTTCGGAGGCCAAGAAATGAAGAAGCTGCTTAACCTGGCGCTGGCCAGCTTGATCGGCATTGCCATAGCCATCCTGCTGATGGAATGGATGGTCGGCTGCGGTGAGACCTACATCGACTCCAAAGGCGTCAGCCACAAACACGCCTGCCTGTTTCTGGGCCTAGACAAATGAACTGCTGCGACTACGACTGCGAACAGGGCAGAGACTGCCCTGCTCGTGTGGCCAAGTGCAAGCCAGTCATGCTGGCAGCCGAGCCGCTGCCGCCCAGCCCTGCGCCTGGATACCTTAAGAGGATGGCCACAGCCATGCTGGTGGTGCTTGGCGTGACATTTGTCATCTGCCTGTGGATCGTCCTGATCGCAGCGTCTGCTGCCCTGGCACCAGAGAGGCGCATCATCGACTGCAGTATGGCGTCATTCCACCCAGACTTCACGCCAGCCATGCGCGAGGCTTGCCGCACGCGCAAGACCACGTAGCAGGTCTCAGGCAGTCATGCTGGCTGCCTTGGCCTGCACATCAGCGACGCGCCTGCCCCAGCCCTTGCCAAAATCTGTCCAAGTCGGCAAGTTAACAAGAAAAGCAAGCCTGCGCTTGGAGTAGGCCTCGACGAGCTGCTGCGCATCAAGGGCCGCCACAGCCGCCAAAGTCTTCGGGCCTATGCCACCATCCTGCTCAACGCCAACGCACGCCTGGAGCCACTTTGCGGCCCTTCCTGGGCCGCTGTTGATGGCGGCATCGAACACAGCGTAGTCCACGCCGGACGGCAGCTCATCGCCGCGCACCTTGTCCCAGTACTTGGCCTTGTACAGAGGTGCCACATCGGCAGGCGTGAGCGCACGCATGGTCTTCTCGTCCACCTCGTGGCCGCAGTGCTCCTCCCAGACCTTCTTGGTGCATCCGAGGTTAGTCATCCCCCCTGGGTCTTTGGGATGGTTCACAAAGCCGCCCTCGTGGTGTAGGACGGCAGCCAATGCAGCGTCGAAGTTCTGTTTCATGGTGTCTTCACTTGGTGGTTTTGGAGAGCAGATCGGTCTTGGCCTGCGAGCCAGCCGAGCTGCCAAAGTAGTAGGCAATGATCCCTGTCCAGGCCGTGCCCAGGCTGCCCAGCATCATCAGGATGGCTGGGTTGTTGCTGTCGATCTGGTTGAAGAACATCATCACCATGATGCCGAAGAAACCCAGAGTCACAGCACCGGCCAAGATGGGAGGCATCATCGAGCGAGTGGTGGCCTGCATCTCCCTGGCAGACTTGCGGTCCTCAACGGCCAGCTTCTCAAAGTTCAGGCCCAGCTCCTGCGCCTGCTTCTGCAGCTCGATCTCGGCCAGCTTGACCTGCGCGATCTGGTCGGCGGTCAGCTTGTTGGAGGCGATCAAATCGCCCACCTTTGCCTCGTCCACGCCAATGGCCTTGGAGACTGCCGAGACGGCCATGCCGGCCAGTGGGCCACCGAGTGCGGTGGCGATGGTTGGTGCGATCTGCTTGAGCCAGTCCATGATTACTCCTTCTTGGCGGTAACAACGTCATCACCCTTGCGAACAGTAACTTTATCGCCTTCAACGTCCACACGCATGGGCTGCTCTGGACGATCCAGTCGGTCGAGCTTGTCGATCAACTGCTTCATGACCTCGAACTCAGGCTTCTCTTGCTTGGCGTTCGCACCAGCAATGCCGTTGAGCATGGAGATCAGCGCAGTCAGAGCCGCGCCCAGCAGACCCATGACTGCTGCGATCTTCTCATTTTCAAGCACCACACTGGAACCAACACCGATGACAATGATCAGCGTGATGTAAAACAGGCCGCTTTCGCCAATGGCTTTACCGGCCACTTCCTTTGCTGTGCTTTGCGCTTGCAGCTTGTTCAGCTCTACTTTGGCCTGCTCTTTGATGAGTGCCAACTCGTGGGCTAAGTTTTGATCAGACATGGCTAGTGCTTAAAGTAGTTCAAGGCGTAACCGACCACAGCCGAGACGCCAGAGACGATAGACATGCCGAACCACAGACCGCCCTTGCCCTTGTTGGCCAGCGCCAGCAGCTCCTCAACGTTGCGCTCCATCTTGTCGACCTTCTTGTCCATGTCCTGGACCTTCTGCCACAAGACGCCGTACTTCACCAGGTCAATCTCATTGCTCTCTGACATCACGTCTGTCTCCAACATCACAAGCCTTCGCCAGGCACGATGTAGACAGTGGATGCGCCAGAAGCCGCGCCACTGAAGTAGACCGTCCGGTTAAAGCGCAGGATTTCCACAGCACCAGGCACCAGCACGATGGCCGGCGACGGGTTGCCGGCCACAGGAGCCACGGCATTGGCAGTCGCCAGTGCAGCGGTTGAGCCAACGCCCAGAAACACCGTGTTCTGGCTGCTGTTGACGATACGGTACTGTCCCATGCCCTGGGCATCAAACTTGTCGTATACCGGAGCCTGGACACCAGCAGGAGGTGCAACGGCTGCAGCGACGACGACGGTCTCGCCTTGTGGTGCAAATGCGATTTGGGAATTGGTGGACATTTCAGACTCCTCGTGCAGCTTCTTGAGCAGCTTGATAAGCTGCAACAACTTCAGCAGTGTGCAGGGCCAAGCAGACGCCTTGAACGCGGGTGTCCTCTTTGCTGTAGTCGTCGCCTGGGGCAACAACATGGCGGTGGAAACTGTTGCTGAGTTCTACGCCATCTTCTTTAATGGCAGTCTTGGTGCGAACTTGGATTGAGCCGTTTTCCAAAACTTCAATCAGGTCAACAGAGGTAACTTTTTCGAGAGCCATGATATTTCCTTGTTTCCAGCCTGACCATCCAGTCGGGCATTAAGGTTTCCAGTTGTCCGAACTGGTACGGTTTAAACTGACGTTACTGTTTCCCAACCTGTTGCGCCACCAATGCGCAACTTGTTAAGAGTGGTGTCAAAGTACATGCCGCCTTTGACGTATGTTGGCGCAGATGCGGTTACAGCCTGTACGGGCATAAACACACCTTGAAAATTCAGTGTGGCAGCGCGGATTGTCCCGCTAACATAAACTTCAATGTCGTTTGCCGCACCGTTTCGCGGATAGCGAATAGTTGCATTGTTTTGGTCTATCAGTGTGACAAGAGTTGCCGTTGTGTTGATTGTTGGGTCGGCAGCATACAAACTCAAGCTGCTGGCAGCGGTTTGACCAAATGAGTTGACACCCCATCCAACAAAATAACCAGAGCCAATTCGACCGTTGAAAATGTTGTTGCACATCGGGCCGATGAACACGTTTTCAAACCAACGGCCAGTCCCAACAAAGTCTGTTTCAGACCTAAACTCCACCCCGGTTCCCAATGGCATGTCGTACACGTTGGGCGCAACAAACACGTTTTGGGCGACGTTGTTTTCCAAGAAAATTACGCCATCACACCAAACACCGGATTGACTGTTTGGTTGAACATAAAAACCATCAAACAGGTTCGCCACAATCGAAGTGGCAGAACTAAACCCGGACGTTTTAAGATACAACGCTCTCCATACTTGGTACAGCTTGATGTTGGTGAACGTGTTGGAGTTAAAAAAGCCATCGTTGTCGGCAGTGATCAAAATGCCGGTCTGCAAGCCAAAAAAGTACAGATTTGTGAACGACGACCCAAAGAACCAACGGGCATCACAATCAAGAACTAAGCCAGTGCAAACGTAGCCGTTCAACGCGCCGCCAGAAACGTCAAACCCTCGCGTTTGGATGCGAACATCTGACATGGTGACTTGTGCGCCATATTCGGCGCTGTACACATCACCCTTGATCCGCACAACACCAAACTGGTGGGTTTTTGCGGCAACAATGGTCAAGTTCTTAATTGCAATTTGGTTTGTTGCATTGGTGTTTGCAATGTCAATCGGATACGCTGTTTCCGAACCAAAATAGTTGATCACAGAACCGGAGAAACTGTTCTCCTCGTTGTTCTTCTCAGACATTGCATCATAGGTTTCACCAAGCAACACAATGCCCGTTGTACCCGATGTCAAAGGCGCTGTGATCTTGTAAACACCAGTTGGAAGAAAAACAGCTTTACCTGTGTTAATGGCTGCTTGGATGGCAGCGGTGCAATCTGTTGAGTTGTCGCCCACAGCGCCGTAGTCAAGCACGTTGACCATCGCGCCATCAATCATTGAAAATGAAACTTTAGTCAGTGCCATGATTTACCTTATACGTTGTAATCAACGGAGCCAATAAGGCGATAGTTTGTGCCGCCGGGATACGCCCAAAGTGTGTTTACAAGAGACAAAGCCGTTGTTGAGTTTTGGTTGACAAATCCACCAAAACCAACGGCTGCAACTTCAATAATAGTTCCGCAAGATGAGTAAGCTGCTGCGGCTGCAAATGGCAAACCGGTCACGTTGATTGCAACAGCGCCTGTCCCGTTGTTGGTGATGGTTACATCAAACGAGAGGGTGACAAGTCGCCCGACTTTGGTATAAGTTGCAGCGTTTACAGTCGTGCTGGTGATTGTTCCAGCAGCCGAGGCAAACACGGGCGTCCAAGTTCCTTCCTCATAATCATTCAGCAACTCGCTTGTGCCTGTGCCCGGTGTTAGTGAAAAATCAATACCTTTGCCATTTGACACAACAAGGTTGCCAGTGGACAGGGTGACATCGCCCACCAAGGTCGGTGTGGTTGCCAGCACGTTGTTGCCTGTGCCAGTGTTGGTGACGCTAACCACTTCTTTGCTTGCGTTCAATGCCAGAGCTGTCGATGCGGTCAGGCCGGACAGGGTGCTTGTGCCTGAGACGGAAAGGTTCACACCATTCAGATCAGCGCCGCCCTCGACTCGTTGCCAGACCGAGCCGTTGAAGGTTGCCAGATCGCCCACACCCCAGTTGCTGATGCCGTTGAGGTTGGTGGAGCCTGCTGTGCCGACAACGTAATAATCGCCCTTTGTGCCCACGCTAGAGGTCAGCACAGGGCTGTTGGCATTGGCATCCCACGTGCCTTTGAAGTTCAACGCACCGATGGCGTTGGTGATGGATGAGACTGATTTAAGCATTGTTTTCTCCTTATCCCAGCACAAACTCAATGACCGAAGTCTGAGGAGGTGCCTGCGTGAACGTCACGTTCCCACTGGCCACCGAGTAAGTGTTTTGATTTTGATAGACGCCGTTGATGTAAATCGCTGACGGAATGAACGAAACCGCAAAGATCAACTGCACACCATCGCCAGTTGCATTGCTCACAATTGAGCCTGCGCCACCACCAGAGTACAAGTTGTCCAGCAGCGAGGTGTAAACCACGCTGCCATTTTTGTCCTGCACTTGGATGCTGTAGTCGCTTCCGACAAACAACCTGGAAGGCGTGCCGCTGTTGACTGGATAGCCGCCCTGCGTGCGGATCGGCTGCGCAGCAGCCAACGTCTGAGCTGCGTCCCAGT